GTGGACGAAGCGCATTTGAGTTTGCATTTCAGTCTGAAGAAGACGCGGTGCTATTTAAGATGGCATGGGGATGTTGACATCTCTAACAATCAATGCTAGATTGAAACAAATAAGGATACCTCATGAAAAAGTTTTTGAAATATTTTGGACTCACTCTTCTTGCGCTAATTGTTTTCAGCATTGCAGTGCCAAAAGACGATGCTCCAATTGTCGACATTCAGCCTGAATCAGAAACGCTTTCTGATTCAGAAACAGATACATTGCTTTCCGAAGCAACAAACTTATGCGAACGACTCGTAGTCAATGCTGCTATCAGTGCTGGCGCTCGTGCTAGTTTGATGACGCTAGAAATGGGCAATGCTGAGCGAGTGAACAGAGACAACATTTTTGTTCCGTTCAGTCTCCAAATCGAGAACGTTGGCTTCATAGAACCAATGTCAGGATCATGCGAGTTTCACGAAGCTTCGACCGGCGAGCTACTCATAGCTGATTTGAATTTGACGCTTGAAGAAATTATTTTCGAGTAGATCGGTTCACAGCCTTTTTGTGATCCTTGATATTTCTGACCGCCTTCGTCATACCACTTATTGGCTTAGGCGGTCTTTTCGTGGCCGGGAGGGCACTGTTCTTTTTCAAGTCTTTTTCACGCATCGACTTTCCTATATCCTTTGAAGTCACGGCCTTCCTTGAACGCCTTCCATATACCACCATATGATATATTGTTCTCGCGGCACCAAGTCCTGAGTCCAGTCACTTCGAATGTTCTGCCTGTATTTACGTCAAGTATGGTAATCTGTTTGGCATTGTGCGGCATACAACCCTTTTCAAAACCATAGCCGTTGAAACCACGCTGCAACGCTGCCTCGCTCATCTTTTGTCTTGTTTTAGATGAAAATGTCCGACCTTTGAGCGCTGCTGATGTTTTTGCTTTGGACTCTGCCGAACGTCTTTTACCTGTGTTCTTGGCTACACGTTTTGCAATGGTGTCAGCGCTTTGCGGACCGCGCTCAATATTGCGGCGCCCAATTTCACGACGCTGCTCTTCAGTCCATATCTGCTTGCCCTTGTTCCAGGGAACACGACCCTTGCCAGCCTCGCCGATACGTTGGCGGACTTCAGCAGACTGTCGACCACCATCACCACACTCTTCTTTGAGGTTGGCCCATCCGTCGCTCTCAACGATATCCCAGAGCTCAGTATAGTACAAACCTTGCTCACGTACCTCAGTTTTATCTTGACATTCGCAAAGAATTTCAGTATCGTAGTCATAACCGTGTTTCTCTAGATGCGCGCGCCAATATACGCCACTCCCGTGGTAAGTATGTGGGTCTTGACTTGTGTAACCGAGATATTTCAGTCCAGTTGTTCTGTGTGTCTTGACATATAAGTAAAGCATGTGTTATCCTAAGTTGATGCGGCAAACATATTTATAAGGAAATCCATGACCTACATCTTGGTAGATGCCCAGAATCTTTTCCACCGCGCCCGTCATGTGGTGCGTGGTGATGACATCGAAACGAAGATTGGCATGGCGATGCATATCATCTTCTCCAGCGTGAGCAAGTGTTGGAGAGATTTTGACGGCGGCCACGTCGTCTTCTGCTTCGATTCAAAGTCATGGCGTCGCGACTATTACGCACCCTATAAGGCCCAGAGGCGTGAACAGAGGGCGGCTGCTACACCTGCTCAACAAGAAGAAGACACACAGTTTTTTGCCGCCTTCGATGCATTCAAGGACTTCTTACATGAAAAAACAAATGTCACTGTCTTACAGGCTCAAGGCTGCGAGGCTGATGACTTCATTGCGCGTTGGATTCAGACACACCCTGACGACGAACATGTCATTGTTTCAAGCGACAGCGACTTTTATCAACTCATCAGCCCTAAAGTGTCGCAGTATAACGGTATCACCAACCAACATATCACTATGGAAGGGATCTTCAACGATAGGGGTAAACCCGTGGTTGATAAGAAGAGCGGCGAGCCAAAGCGAATCGGCGATCCAGAGTGGCTTCTATTCGAAAAATGCATCCGTGGTGACACAAGTGACAACATCTTTTCCGCGTTTCCGGGTGCACGTAAGAAAGGTACCAAAAATAAAGTAGGTATGACCGAGGCATTCGAAGACCGCCACAAAAAAGGATACAACTGGAACAACTTTCTCCTACAAACTTGGACGGACCATGAAGGTGTTGAACATAGAGTTCTTGATGATTACAATCGCAATAAAACGTTGATTGATTTGACGGCACAGCCCGACGAAATCAAAACTATTCTCGATGAAGCTATCGTTGAGGCGGTGCAAGCTGAGCACAAGAAGCAGGTAGGTATCCACTTTATGAGATTTTGTGGTGCTCATGACCTTGTTCGCGTCGGCCAGCAGGCTGACAGCCATTCAAGATACCTAGGAGCAAGCTATGCCCAAAGAGCGAGCGGTTGAAGTAATCGCAGACAAGCTGTGGATCACATACGATTCTGACGGCAACAAGACTGGTACTATGCGTCCATCCAATGATGGCGACTGGTTTGTGCAGTATTTTACTGATGGTTCAAAGCTCGCTCATGATAGCGACGATGCTGACCAGTTTTTTGATTTTGAAGGTAAGCCTGAACCCAGCAGTTGGCACCAAGAGCATGTCTACGGTTATCCAGTGCCCAAGATTGAAACGTTCAAGATACAAGAACGTGAAAACCTGCCTTGCTTTACCAAAACACCTACCAGCAAGGTTTACTTTGCTGCTGGTTACTACGGCATCAACTTTGAGAACGGCGGATGGATGGATGCACTCTGTCCAAAACTAGCGACTCTGCGCAAATACGAATACATCGGACCGTTCAAGACACCCACCGACGCACAGATAGCTATCAAGAGAAAGCAAAGAAACTATGAGTAAAGACAAGAGCAAAGTCAAAACCACAGCGTTTGCTAGTGTATTTCAGCAGAAGCTTGACAAGCTGATTGATCGCATCAAGACCGAGTACAAAAAGCCTAAAGCTGAACGAGATAAAGCAAGTCTTAAACGTATGGCAAAGGAAGCCAAAGAACTGCGGGACCTACTCAAAGAGTGCAACGTCACAATGAAGGAAGTAGAGTGTCCCAAATGTGGCCATGAGTTCAAGGTAGTACATGACTGCTGACGATAAGACACCACAGTTTCTGCAACCTGTCAGGTGGGTGTCGGCAAAAGGCCGCGACATCGACGAGATGCGTGAGAATTTGCTAAACGATCTTGACGGACAAGCGCTGTTTCAAATGGGTGATGTCAAGCTCGTATGGGTCAATGAATCAGACATCATCATGCAGGATATGAACATCTGGGTATACAACCAAAACATTGCTTTAGGAACGTTGGACGATCCCGAAGACGGTATCTAATTTTTCTCCATTCTAGCTAAATAGTTAAAGCTAGATTTAATGGAGAATGACATGGCGCGACCCAAACCACGTGTTTTGTTGGAGCAAACCGACAAGAACTTCCGAAGCGAGCAGGTGCTTGAAGCAGACGCAATCTATGCTGTATTCTTTCAAGGGTCGCCAGTTAATCTCAAAAGCTTCAACAGCCTTACAGACAGCCCTGGAGCCAAGTACAAGAAAACCAGCTTCAGCAATGCCGCGCATTGTTTTAATCTTGCTGACAGGTTAAACAAGAAATTCAAAACAAATGAATTTAGTGTTGTAAAATTCTCAGCAGAAGGAGCGCAAAAAATTGAAAGGCCTGACAAAAATAATTGGTTCTAACCTTTTTTACATTTGATACCATGCCATCTTGTATACATGGCTACACTGTATTCTCCTCCACAGTTCTCGCATACTTTTCTTGGATGAACTATACCTTTTTTTGCGTCGCTCATTAATTTTCTAGTATTCTCAGAACGTGTGATGCCAACTAATGATTCGGATACTGCTTTTTTATGTTGTTCACTAAGTTTACGACCGCGCATCTTCGACGAAATAAGTGCTTTTGTTTCTTCAGAATGTGTCAACCCAGTCATGCCGCCGCCTTCATATTTTCTTCCTTTGTTCCATGGCACTCGACCAATAACAGCATCTGATATTTTTTTCTTAGTTTCATCTGAATGTTTGTAATTGGTTTTTCGTTTCGGAAGTGATTTGAGAGTTTTACTAATTTTTTCTCTTATTTCAGGTCGTTTCGATGGATTATCATTTTTCATTATTTCACTATATTGATGTTTCAATGATTCATACATCTTAGAATTTATTTTATTTTTGTTCATAATGGCCATCCCAAATGCTGCCTTAACCATTTTATATTTGTGATTTTTATTTGACACCATTTTAACTAAAAGCAAGTGACATATAAAATGTTCTCTAGCAGTTAATTTGATTATGTTATTTTTTGAATCATCTCCGCCAAGAGAACGAGGAATTATGTGATGTTTTTCACCATATTCATTTTCTAATACAGAAGACGATAATCTTTTATTAACAATCTGATAATACCATTTTGTATATTTGTTTTTAAGAAACATAAGAACTCCTATAACTTACTTATTTATAAAACTCACTAAATAACTTATGCGAAAGATTGAACGCTAAGTTCAACACAGATGATTTTACGGTGATTAACCTTGTCGAAGGAGAACAAATCGAAGAGGACCTTGACGGAGGAGATTACCCAATGGCTCCGAAAAGAGATTGAAGACTGTGAAGACGCAACCATTAAAACCATATTTGGTGGTCGCGATTATCAAGTAGGCGATTATTTTCACCAACCTGATAGTCTCCGTCTTAGGGCTGCTGGATATCAACTTCTCAAGATCTTCTTCGACCATGAAGAATTTAAACACGAGCGCGGCTTCTACGCAGGCGAGATCATCGCACTCAGCAAGCATATGAACGCCCCGTTTTACATCAACCGTGAAACCATTGTTCTCTTCAGTAACGAACACATCGTGATGTGTAAGCTAGCCGGATCAGTCGAATCTTGGCTAAAGAACTTCCCTGACTCTTGACGCCTTGGTCTTGAAAAATACATTGACGAAGTATGACATAGTGCTTATATTAGATATAAATATCAGCACACGTGAAGAACGTGAGACAGGAGAAGCACACGATGTCTACACCAGATAAAGCTTTTGAAGATTTTGCCCGAGGCCTAGTGCCGTCGCAAAACAGTGTTGATCCTGAGACCCTACGCAAAGCGCGTGAGTGGTACAATTCATTTGCAGGCGCACATGCTGTACCAATGACAGATCGCGACATGGTAGAGATTTATCTCGAACTCAACTAACTAACTAACTGATTTCTAAAGATTGAAAGCCGGCCTTTTTGGTCGGCTTTCTCTTGACTAACCAAGACACTTCGCTTATATTATAAAAGTAAGCAAAGGAGATATACACATGTCGACCGAAACCCTCAGTATCCTCGCCGAATATCCTGCCGTGCTGGTACTGGAAATCCCCGCAACCATGGATATTCAGCTGACCAACGACAAAGGGTATGCGCGGACTGCCCCGTTTGCGATTTACCTCAAAAGCTTTCCCCGTGACCGTTACGAGTTCATCCGCAGTTTCACCATCGGGTGCGATGGAGACAATCCTGAAAATGTTTGGGCATATGGCAACGGCAGTATGCTCACTGCTGAAGAGCGTCGTCAAGAGACTGCTTTTGGTGTCGAACTTGGACAGGTGATTCGGGTCGAGGGCCGCGAGTTTCGGGTCGAGCCCGACCACAACCACAACATCAAACTGACGGAAGTATAATAATGAATACTTTTTTCAACAATCTTTATCAAAATGGCGAAGGCTGCACTGTCACTGGGTTTTACCGTGAGCAACCCTTTCATGGCAAAATCAGTAATGTTCGCAGCACTTATGGTGGTGGGTTGAACGTTTATGTTGAACTGGACCATGAGTTCACGATCGAACGCCATGAACGTGATTCTCTTGTGCTGGACGGCGAAGAGTTGTTCAACGGCAGTGGTTCGTGCACTAAAAATCTTCACGTTTATTTCTGATTTTAGTTGACTAAACCAAGACGTTTTGTTATATTCATACTGTAGCAACGGAGACAGACATGGCTTTCCAGATTCACGCAGAAAACATCAGCGGTGCGTTCCAGGAGAAGGACACTGGTAACTGGTTCGAGTTCAGCGAGAATCCTGAAATGCTTCTCGCTCCGCCTGCACATGGCGGACGCAACATTGTTTTCCCCCACGTTATCTGGACTGGCGATGGCTATCGCTATGCCAAAGTTGGCAAAACTGTTGTTCACATCATCACCGACGAAACTGAGTTTGGTTGGGTGGTTGAAAAGTGGTACATCAAAAATCTCCGTGAATATGCAAAATAAAGGTTAAGACAATGCACAGTATTCGCGACATCCTGTACACACAACGAACTGGATTCTTTTCTGGACGCGGCACAACGCTGGGTGATGCAGTCATGTTATTGGCGTTCGGACCGCCAGTTGATCCGGTTGCCCTTGATCTTTACTATGATGTCTTCGGCACCACCAAGTGGACAAAATATCTGCGTTATTTTGTCCGGCATTATCGTTGGCTGTATGCTGACAAAATCAAGAACCGTGACAGCATCATGATGATTCAGCATACGGTTTTGAATGAAACATTCGAACTGCCGCTTGAAGCCTATACTGCAATCAGGATTGACACATTGCTGGCCTACAGGGGTTTGATCAACTGCCCTTGGGTGAGCATGAATGGCGGTCATAACCGAATCCCATCGTAAAAAGTTCTGATTTTGGTTGACATCACCAAGACGTTTTGCTATATTGGTCTTGTAAGCAAAGGAGACAAGACATGGCTTCCAACCTCGAAATGCTCGCTGCACTGAACCCGAACTGCAAAACTGATGCACTTCCTGGTGGCGAGTGGAAAGTCACCTATGCTAGCATGTTCACTCACCTTACTGGCGATGAGCGCAAAGAACTTGCTCGTGGCACCTATGGTGAGATGATCAAGAAGATGGCTCTTCTGCCCAAAGGCAAGTATGCAGATGTCAAGCTGGAGCCTGCATAATGGCTATTAAGTCAACCCGTCACGCACCCGGCAGCTACGTCGTTACTGACGGAGTCAATGAAGTCGACGTCTACAAGATTGAACTTGCGGACGGCGAGTGGTGGATTGCCAGCTGCTTCGTCAACCACAGCGATCCTGTTTCCACGTACCGTGAAGCACGGGAAAACGCTGTCTACATCCTCGAGAACTGGAAAGAGCTCGCAGCAATATGACCCGCAACGAATATATTGCACTGATCCTGCGCGATGACGCTGTTGGTACCCGCGCTGTTGGCAAAGCCCTTGTTCACCTTTTCCGTCGGCAGACGGAGGACGAGCAGGCCAGCAATGACACCCGTCACCACAACATGCGGGGCTTCACAGGTGCGGATGCTCGCCGCGGCAGCATTACCGCCAAGTATTTTCTCAAGCACGGTGACCTGCTTGACTGGCAACTTGAATACTGGCGCGCTCCCAACCGTCGTGGTGTTCCTCGGCTAGGCAAGTATTACGGCCAGATCGCAGAAGAAGCACAACGGAAGGAAACGGCATGAACTTCAATCTTGATTATCGTGACTACGGCCGCCGTGATGAAGAGCGTGGCGATGGTGAATGGGATTATAGCTGGTCGGAAGATCACGACTATCATTACAATGGTGCTCACATTGTTGAAGAAGGATATTCAGATGTAGGTTTGTTTCCGGGAGAACATGAGCCCCGTCTAGGTGATCGAATCTTCGTAGTCTATGTCAGCTATGATAGTGGCGATAGCTTCGGTAACGAGCGAGGCCGGCGAGTACATTTGTGGGCATTCACTGATGCTGAGCGCGCTGCTCGGCTGTGTGACCTGGTCACACTGGATGCTGAAACCACTCCTGATTACGACTATGATCACAAACCTTTGATGTTCGAAGGGGTACCGATTTCTGTCAATGAATGGAAGGGCTATTTCGAGCACTTCAACCATGCTGATTATGAATCTCTTGAAATCAAGCGCAAAAGGTAAATCCAATGGAAAAGATTGTAAAATCTGTGCCTGCATATGTTCAGCGGCGGCTTGATGCCGAAGCTGAAGAGCAGGCGCAGCGGAACGCCGCCCTTGAAAATCGGAAACGGATTCGGCAGACCGAAATGATAGTTGACCGTGTCGGTTACCAGCCGCCTGAAACTGACAATTGGAAAACTCGTGTCGAGCGGGCTTTGCTCAAATACAAGATGGGTGGAGACGGAGGCTGGGATATTCTGCGTTACACCAAGCAAGGCCGTGTTGAAATCGATCCTGTGATTTTCGGCACCCTCATGCAAGACTGGTATCCTAAAAACCCTGATTATATCATCTTGGAAATGGCCAAGATGGGTAAACTGTCCTATAAGATGACTGACGAAGAGAAACTTGCTCAACTTGAAAAAACAGGTTGACATCACCACCGTTACCGCGTAAAGTGGGTAACATAACGCAAGCCATAGACCAGGAGTATACAAATGGCAGATATTGTTGACCAGCATCAGGTACGCCTGAGCGAAGCAAAGCGCTACATCAAGCACGCCAGTGTCAAGCGCAAGCGCCCCGTGTTTATTTGGGGCCCCCCGGGTGTGGGTAAATCCGATGTCGTTGAGTCCATCGTGAAGGACGCGGAGGCCGAGGGCAAGGACGCCAAGCTTTACGACATGCGTCTCAGCATGTGTGAGCCCACTGACATCATGGGTATTCCCTACTACGACGCAACCGCAGGCACCATGAAGTGGGCGCCGCCCGCTCTGCTTCCCAAGCCGGAAGATGCTGAGCGTGACCTGGTTGTGCTCTTCCTGGACGAAATGAACGGTGCTGCACCGGCTGTGCAGAGCGCTGCATACCAGTTGGTTCTCAACCGCCGCGTGGGTGAATACGTTCTGCCCGACAACGTTGCTGTGGTTGCTGCTGGTAACCGTGAAAGCGACAAGGGCGTTACCTACCGTATGCCCAAGCCGCTCAGCAACCGCTTCATCCACTTTGAAGTCAAGGTTCACTTCGATGACTGGGCCGAATGGGCAACTGACAACGGTGTCAGCGCTGACGTAGTTGGTTACCTGACCGCCAAGAAGAACGACCTCTGGAAGTTCGACCCGCGCTCGCCGGAACATGCGTTCCCCACTCCGCGTAGCTGGGCATTCGTTTCCGATATCCTTGGAGACTCGGATGACTTCACTGAGGGTGAGATCACTGACATGATCATCGGCACCATTGGTCAAGGTACGGCGCTCAGCTTTGCTGCACACCGTAAGACCAGTGCACTACTGCCCGACCCGACCCTTATCCTCAAGGGCCAGGTCAAGGAGCTCAAGACCAAGGAAATCAGCGCAATGTACTCGCTGGCAACCAGCCTGGCATACGAGCTCAAGGCACAGAACGAAGAAATCGGACGTTCGATCGACAACGAAAAATTCCAGGAGTATATCGACAACACCATTGGCTTCTGGATGGATCACTTCGAGCCTGAGATGGTTGTGATGAGCTTCCGTATGGTCATCAAGTATGGCATCAAGATCGACATGAAGCGCATCAAGAACTGGAAGGTGTTCTACGATCGTTACGGCAACCTGGTCCGTGCCGCGTAAGCGACACCGCTTACCAACTAAGTGGGGCCCTTTGGCCCCACTCTTTTCATATGATCGAATCCTTTGAATACCTGAATTATGCCTTGGAGAATTCTGCCTTGAGTGATGTGCGTTTACGCCAATGGGAAAAACTATACCCAGGCTGCACAGAGCGTTTCGGTGAAATCTTCAATACACAGTTACCAACAACGGCTGACGTTGCCAGATGGAAAATGAGTTGGTACGAAACAACCACAAACTACATGGTATTGGAAGATGCCCAGCCGTCAGAGCTTGTGGTCAATCCAGGCATCAAGGAAGAAATTTACCAGACATGTCATCGTCTAGGTATACATCCCTACTTCTGGGAATATTGGACACATCGAGAAACACTATGGTTACCAGACTTAGATCGTGTTGAGACTGCTATTGAACCCAGAGTGAGCTTTTTTGAAGAACAAGACCTGGTGATGTTCAAACTTGCCTGGAGAAATGAATGAGTCGTGATGGTAAATACAGTAAAGAAGCGCTTATAGAAGTGTTTGGTACGCCCAACCCATCACCTGACACAGTAACACGTTGGCGTTGGTCATGGAAACACCACCGTGGCCGCGTAAGAATCAACAACTTCAACAGTGCAATCAGGATAATGCGAGAAGCAGGTGTTGACCCACTGTTTTACCAGATGGGCGCTGACATAGAGGGCCAAGTTGACGATGCGGCCGAAGTCTACTACATCATCTTCTACAAAGAAGAGCACGAAGTTTTCTTCAAGTTACATTCAGGTATATCTTGACAAGCGACACATATTACCTTATCATAGAAACGTAATCAACAGAGGTATGACATGACCCAAAAAGCCAATGAAGACCTGAAACGCCACGAAGGCAAAGAATACATGACCATGGAGATCACAGACGCCGTTATGAATCAGGCGCGTGAGACTCTTATCAAGGCACGTATGGGTCTGCTCTTCAAGCACCCGTTCTTTGGTCAGCTTGCACTCAGGCTCACGCTGACACCAGCTGACCGCAAGTGGTGCCCTACCGCTGCAACTGATGGCAAGAAGTTCTATTACAATCCTGCATTCATCGCCAACCTGGACGACAAGGAAAATGTATTCCTGGTCGGGCATGAGCTTGGTCACTGCATTTACGAGCATATGATTCGCCGTGGTGGTCGTGATCCCAAGCTCTATAACATCGCTGGCGATTACATCATCAACAACATGCTCGACACTGAAATGGTCCAGGGCAAAGACTATGCCCGCGTGATCACCTACGTCAAGCCGTTCCTTGACCACAAGTATGATGGCTGGTCCAGTGAAGAGGTTTACGACGACCTGCTTGAGCAACAGCAAAACGGTGGTAAGCCTGAAGAAGACGGTGACCTGATCGACGTTCACATTGACATGACTGCTGGTGGCGGTGATGGTGATGGTGATGGTGACGGTGTTGAGGTTGAAGGAGCCGGAGCCGGTCAAGGCGACGAAGACGGTGACGGCAAGGGTCTTGCTGGTAAGCCGGGTCCGATGAGCGAAGAAGAGCAGAAGCAGCTCAGCAACGAGATGAAAGACGCTCTTATCCAGGCTGCACAGAGCAGCGGTGCTGGTAATGTTCCTGGCGACATCAAGCGTATGATCAAGGATCTGCTTGAGCCTGAAATGGACTGGCGTGAAATCATCCGCGCACAGATTGAGAGCTCGCTCAAGAGCAACTTCACGTTCATGCGTCCTAATCGTAAGGGTTGGCACATGGGCGCGGTACTGCCCGGCATGGACCGCGACATGATGATCGACATCGCGCTTTGCATTGACACCAGTGGCTCTATCAGCCAGCAGATGCTCACTGAGTTTGTCAGCGAGGTTGCTGGCATCATGGAGCAGTACGAAGACTATCGTATCCGCATCTGGCAGTTCGATACCCGTGTTTACGGCTACGACGAGTTCACGCATGACGATGGTCGTGAGATCACTGAGTACGAGATCAAAGGCGGCGGTGGTACTGATTTCATGGCCAACTGGACCTACATGAAGGAAAAGGAAATCGAGCCTGATCAGTTCATCGTGTTCACTGACGGCATGCCTTGCGGTAGCTGGGGTGATCCTGATTACTGTGACACTGTATTCCTGATCAACCCGGTTTATGGTAAGCCCGAAGCACCGTTTGGCCAGACTGTTTACTATGAGCGTGGAAAGACTGCCTAAGGTGAAGTGGGTACGTCATAAAGTTATCAATGATGATGACTTCAAGCTTCTTCGTGGTAGTCCATCCATGGAGAAGCTTCAAAAAAATCGTCTCGTGTTCACGCTCGATCCGAATGACACACATCCGAGCACAAAAGAGCTAGGCCTTTATGAAACCAAGGGCCTAGTTTATATTCGAAATCTGTCCGGCCGTAAAGACACGGTTGAAGTGATGTTCGAGAAAGAAGAAGATTTAGAGATGCTCGAGCAGTATCTTACACAATACAAGATGATCATGGAATAAACTGCTACTTTAATGTGATAAATAAACGTAGCACGAAATCCAGACATTGTATTGTCACACCACAATAGTGGTGGAACCTATCCACAGGAGAAGAAACCGATGGCAGAAGATACAGCCACCGAAGTACAGAACAAAGAAGCTTCTGCGCCAGAAGCAGAGGCTCCACAAATTCCAAATTTGGAACTACGCGATCTTGCAGTAGTCCTAAACCTGCTCAATGCAGCTATCAAGCGTGGCGCATATGAGCCAGATGAGTTGACCAGCGTCGGCGCAACTTACGGAAAGCTTGAGGCATTTCTCAAGTTTCAAGCACAACGCCAAGCCGTATCAGCTGAAGCTGAAACTCAAGAAGGAGAAGCCTAATGGCCCAACTTAAACATGTCGGTCGAATCAAAAATACTGGTCGTCGTTGTGTCGTGGTTTTCCGCGAGATTTACGACGATAATGGCAATGTTATCGATGATGACAACTGCCTTATACTTGAAACCGAATCACTTCCTGATGCAGAGCACCAGGACATTATGCGCATTATTGAAAGCGAGCCAGCACAGTCATCACCTGAAATTTATGATGTTTTTGCTCGCAGCCGACTCGGGTCTGGTGTATTGGCACTAAACTGGATGGTATCAAGCAACCGTCTTCGAAAGTTTCCAACCAGCAATATTGAGCTGACGCCCGACTCTCAAACAGTTTTGGGGCTCGATACGCTAAATAAGATTGTGAAGATGCAAAAAACTGGTGCAACTGAAGCAGACATAAATCGTGTTCTACAGGACGACACTGATATGCCGCCGCGCCAAGCTAATATGATGGCGGAATCAATTGAGCCAACACCAGAATCTGGATCTTCTACACAGTCAGGCGACGACGGTGTAATGGATGATGCTGCAATTGCGCAAAGCTACGTGAGCCAAGCTGAGATGTTTGAAAAGCAAGCTAAAGAGCTTCGTGAACAAGCATTCGAACTTGACCCATCACTAAAGCCAAAGCGTACACGCAAAACCCCACCTAAGAAAGAGCCTGCTAACAAGAAGGCGTAAAGCCACATGGCAATTTATCAGCGTGATAGAGACTTTCACAGAATTTTTTCTGAAATCAACATCGACGTTGTACCTCTAAGATTCATCAAGAATATCACCTGTCTTCTAGAAGACGGTAGGCAGGTAGTTCTTGACGAGGTATCACTTCGTGAAGCAGATCATGGCCAATCCGATGATCTTGAAAACCTTATTAAAGCACTCGACTTCTACGAAGATCTAAACGATCTTCAAATTCGAATTGATTATGATTTGGTTGAACGTGATGTTGATGATCGTGTTAAGGACATACTTAATAAAGCATCATGATCCAAGCAATTTTAGCTTGCGATGGTCAAGGAGGCATAGCACGTAATGGTGTTATGCCTTGGCCTCGCAATGAATTAGATTTACGCCACTTTCGTGATCTCACACGCGGCGCAGTGGTAGTAATGGGCCGAGGGACATGGGAGGCAACTGATATGCCTAGCCCACTGCCAGGCAGAACGAACATTGTGGTGACACGAGATCCTGAATATGCAGCGCCTGGTGCCACAATTCTCACAGACAATCTTGAAGAACACTTGACAAATCTTGCTCATAAGCATACACTGTTCATTATCGGTGGTGCGGATCTATTTGCACGTTTGATTGATTCAATTGACGTTTTTCATTTGACGCGCATTGCTGGTGACTATGACTGCGACACTTTCTTGCCATTAGAGCAGATTGCCCAACGGTTTGAAGTTGTCGAAACAGTAACACTTGACAAGAACACTGAGGTGGAAAAACATGTCGCTAGAGACAATCGACCTATCTGATGAAGCATTGGAAGATTTGCATCTTGCTGCTGTAAGTGCCTCAATCTCTGCCTGCAATTGCGGAACCAAAAGTCCAGAATTGAAATTTCATGACCGGTCCTGCAAGTATCGTGTTCTGATTATGCAGGACTCCATCATCTGGGCGCTCAGAACTCAAATTGTACTCATGAAAGAGGAAACATCATGACATTTATCCCAGTCAACACTCTCGACGAAAACGGCGAATTCAAGGTAATCAAAAAACGCCGTAAAATCCTCAAAGAAGGTGAAGTCCAAGAGGACGGCAGCATAAAAGGCAAGGCG